GAACAAGTAGGAACTAACTGTGGTCTGATTGGAAAAAATGCAGCAGTTGAAGTTGATGGTGCTGCTTATTGGATGTCGGAAAATGGTTTCTTTAGATTTACTGGTAAACTAGAATCAATGGATTGTTTAGTTGAAGACTATGTTTATGATGATCTTAATAAAACTTCTAATCAAATGATTTATTGTGGACTAAACAACTTGTTTGGTGAAGTAATGTGGTTTTATCCTACAGCTGATTCAAATGTAAATAATAGATGTGTTATATATAGTTATCTAGATTCTACTGTTAATAGACCTATTTGGTATACAAATGCTAATTCTTTATTCCCTAGAACTACATGGATTGATTCAGCTATATTTGGTTTACCACATGCAACATATTATGATGCTGATACAGACACTTCTTTTGATGTGACCGGTAATACAGATGGTGTTACATATTATTATGAACATGAAACAGGAGTTAACCAAGTTAAAATTGGAACAACAGCTGCCATTCCAGCTAATATTACTTCAGGAGATTTTGATATTACTCAAGATCAAAGACAAGGAATTACATTTAGAGGAGACGGAGAATTTATGATGAGGGTTAGTAGATTTTTACCTGACTTTTTAACTCAAGCTGGTAATACAATTGTTACATTAAACCTTAGAAATTTTCCAAATGATACAGCAGCTAGTTCAACATTAGGACCATTTACCATTACATCTTCTACTCAATATCAATCTTGTAGAGCCAGAGGTAGAGCAGTTGCAGTTAAGATAGCAAATACAGCTGTAGATTCTAATTGGAAACTAGGTACTTTTAGGTTAGATGTACATGCAGGAGGAAGACGATAATGCCATTTAAATCTGAAAAGCAAAGAAGATACCTATGGGCTAACGAACCAGAGATAGCAAGAGACTGGACGGATACTTATGGAAGTAAAATTAAAAAAGCTCAAGGCGGAAGAATTGGATTTTCTGAAGGTGGTTGGGAAGCAGAATGGGATGAGATTTACGAAGATTATAAATTAAAACAAATTAAATTAGGAAAAGAATTTGTATCTAAAGAAGAGTTTATAGATATGCATAGAGATAACAATGCTCAAGGCGGAAGAATTGGATACTATACAGGTGGTCAATCTATTCCATCTGAATACACAGTAGAAGACGCTAGAAAAACTGCAATGCAAGATAAACTAGGTGGCATAACAGACATTATGAAAAAAGCAGATCTATATCGTCAAGGTGATATAGGTCAAATGTACATGGCTGATGGTGGAAGAATGGGCGGTATTATGGGAAGTAATGCAGGATCTATGTTAGTTACCCCAACAAGAGATGGTAGTCGACCAGGATACTATGGACCTGATGCAGGACATGAAAACGATCCAGGACATGGAGCTAATGCACCTAGTGATGATCATAGTTATAAAACTCATCATCCTAATATTCATGCGGGAATGAAAACCCAGAATGTAGTAACACCAAGTGGTGATGTATTTGCTACAGGAGATCCCATGTTATCAGAAAAACAAGATTATTTTACACAAACTTATTCTGGGCAACCTAATTTTTTAGGGTTTGGTGGTGGATATAGAACTCTTAAAACACCTAATGATGCAGGTAGCAACTATCGATCAAGATTAAATCCAATGGGTTTAATGAGTTTATTAGGAAGATCTTTTTCTATGCCTTTTACACTTGCTAAAACTGGAATTAATGCTTTAAGAAATAAATTTGGTCCGGCATTTAATAATTTTACAAGCTCAAAAACATTAGAACAATTTAGAGATAAAATGAGAGGTTATGGAAGAACAATGCCTACTTATTCACCCTATCTTAAATTTGGTGGTATTGAAAATTTATTAAAACAAGAAATGCCAGAGGAAACAAATATAGATAACTCAATGTACGGTGGTGATCAAGATATATTTGGAGTAGAAAATGCAAGAGGATTATTTAGACCTCATCAAATGTCAACCGATTTTAATATTAAATATGGTCCAGAGGGAATAACATATTATGAAGACGAAGACGAAAACAAAGACGAAGCAATGCTTCAAAAAATAAAAGATTATATAGTATAATGGCAAAGATAGTACAAACATTAACCAGAGCTAGTGAAGACTACAGACAAGACGTAGCGCAATCTTTAGTAAGAGATTTAGACGCTGTCTTAGAAAAATTAAACACTACATTTCAAGAAGAATTAAAACAGGAGATAGAAGCTAGAAGCTTCTTTATGGAATAATGGCTGTAGTAAATCAATATAAATTTTACGGAGTAGATAATGACACAAGTGGAGCTGCACTTACTATGTTTGGTACAACAGGTAG